GATGAAGCAGTAGGAGCCGCTGGAGTACCTGTAAATGTGGGACTATCGGTATTGGCTTTAGTGGCTACAGCTGTAGCAATGTTATCAAACTCAGTGTTAATCTCAGTTCCTTTAACAATTTTTAAAGGATCACCTGAGGATAATGAATCTTTAGAAGCAAAGTTCGTTGATTTGGTATAGTCAGTCATAGCATCTTACCTTGTTTAGCGTGAATTTCAATTTTTTGTATAGACAACGGAATACTATTAATAGTAGCTTCGTAACCTGTTTGAACAACTTTACCACTTCCTGTTGGATATGCCGTAAGAGTCTGTAAAGCAGTTCCGTCAGTATATTCTGTACCTGAAGTATTATACTCTGAAACGCCATAATAAGCAGTTCCAGCTTGAGCAGGAATTAATTGATTAGAAGAGTAATAATTACCTTTAAAATCATATCCCCATTTAATTGTCAAATACTGGTTACTTCCACCAATAACAACTACTTTGAGTCGTTTAAGGACAGAGATATAACTAGGAGCGCCTAGATCAGTGTGGTTAGTAAAGTACTGAAAACGATAAGTAGATGTATTGTCTAAGTATCCACTGTACGTACCTAAGTAACCTTCTTTACCCAGTAAAATAGTTCCATTAGCTTTTCTACAGAAACTTTTAGGTTGAATACTATCCCAAGTAGTTACTCGTAAACTGCCATCTTGTAAAGAAGCTTTAGTGTCAAAACAATACACTGACTTTAAGACAGGAAGAGTAATAGCATAAAAGCCATCTAAAGGAGCGTAAATACTTTTGATTGTCTTGATGTCCTCGCCTTGGATAGCGGCAATAAGATCATTACGAACATTCTTAGACAAATCATTCAAAGGTTGTGACTTTTCTTGAATAGTTCTCAAGATACTACGGACACCTGTAGAAGACAAGAAGATTAAATCTGAGCCTGTAACCTGAACTGTGTCTCTAGCGTAACAACCAATACCTGTAACAACATCACTCAAAACCATCGTGGATGGAGTTGTAGCGCCTGAGTAAATCAAGATATTGTTTCTACCAAAGATATACAGGAAGCCGTTATGAGCGCCTAAGGCTACAATGTTATCAGTGCCTCTAGGCCACACAGTTGTAGTATCTAAAGTTCCTGAGGAACCACCTGAAAAAGCATAAGGCTTCAATAAATCAGAGAACTGAATAGTCACTTTATCTGAAGATACGTCAGCAGACCATGTGCGACCATAAGCTGAAATAACAGCGTTGCTTTGCTGGACAGTTCCTAAATAACCTGTCTTTTCAGAGATGCGTCTATAAGTTGTAGTAGATACAGCAGGATCAAATAGCAAAGGATCATGTCCTGATTGATACAAGACTAAGTATCCATTCAATGTAGCAGCTTGCCAATGACTATCTGTGATTGTAGGAGCTGTACCACCACCGCCATAAGTCAAAGTAGTCAAGGTAGTGCTTGTCTGAACAAATAACTTATTGTTACCTGCTAAGACAACGTAACTAACACCGCCGTTAGTCACAAGTTCAGCTACCATTTTGATGTCGTTAGTGGATAGGTCAGTATTAACAGAGGTGTTAACCTTTGCCCATCCTTTACGAGCACCTACACGACCATATTTGTCGATAACACAATTATTAGCTACAAGAGCGTATCCACTAGCCAAATCAAGACTACTATCCTGCGTATTTAGGCCATAAAAACCCGGGGCAGTAATTGAATAAGCTTGAAGTTGTTGAGACATTACGTTGGAATCCAAGCATCATTTTCAGGTGAACGAGCAAGTTCAAGAGCAATCAAGTCACCCAAGGACTTCTTAGCCAAGGCATAGGCCTCTGAACTACCTAAGCCACCGTCTTCACCACGTTCCACCAAAGACCGAGCTAAAGCATTTAATACGATAGGCTCTTTAGGCAACTTAGTCGTATCTGAATCGTTAACCATGTCATTCTCTGGCACAATCAAGCTAAAACGAATGTTATACACTGCATCAGGAATAGGCCAGAACTTAACTTGAGCATCTCCGTTGCTATCTACACCACCAAAAATGTAGTAAAAAGGTGTAGTCTTCTGTGGGTTAGCTGTACCGTAGGCTTGAAGATCAAGAGAGGCATGATCCATGGGGTCGAGAGGATACTGCTTACTTGTGTTGATAACGTCCATAATCTTACAACGGACACCAGCACCTGTAATTGAGTAGCCTTCGTATTGGTTAGTTATTGTTGAAACTGTGATAGCTGTATTAAAAGCATCCCAATCATAAGCATCAGCAGCTTCACGTTTAGCATCATTGACGAACTTACCTACAAGTGTGCTAATAGTGTTTTGATTTACTGTGGATACAGTAGGCTCACGTAAGCGTACAAGTACGTCATTGACTAGAGACAAATAGGTTGGCAAAGCCATATGATTACACCAATTCTGTTACAGAAACTGTTGATGTTGTGATCGCTGCATCTTTAATAAAAGCTATCTTCTGTCCGGGTGCAACTGCAACAATCGAAATACAGTTAGGGGGAATCATAGCAGATGTTGTGATACTAGCTGTAGGGTTTGTTCCGATTTGATAATGGCAATGACCTTGTGAGCAAGCAATACGAATCATTGTCGTAGATGCTCCAAATGCAGTCATCTGAACGCTAGAAGTAGTCACAGTAGCAACTTGGGATGTACCCATTGACGCAATACCGTAAGCTACTTGATTAGGATCTAATTGAAATGTTGACATTCTTTATATTCCTATTTAAGCTTAATAGCCTTGTTTCTTAGGCTTCTTCTTTGTCATGCCAGCTTCGGACATAGCGATAGCTACAGCTTGCTTCTGTGATTTAACAGCAGGGCCTGATTTAGAACCTGAGTGCAATTCACCAGCTTTCCACTCTTTCATCACCTTGCCGACTTTAGCCATCTTGCCAGATTTAGTTTTAGGTTTAGTTGCCATGATATTTAATCCTTACTTTAAGAAACGGAGGTGATAGAGAGCTTGGTTGTAAATGCCTACAGCTTCGTCGATGACGTTATGAAGTGCTGTATTAGAACGAGGACAAATCTTTTCACGGTTGTCGTCAATCCATTTAACGTGCTTCTCTAGGACATCAAGTAGAGTACCTTTGTGCTCATTAGCCATCAAAGGAATGTCCAACAAAACACCGTAACAACCTTCAAACTGTTGAGCAAAGTCATCAGCTGACTCAATGATCTCATTGTAGAAAGTATTGGTAGCCATGTGCTCAGAGAATGAACGAGTCTTCAAATGGACACGGTGAGCTAAGTCACGAGCCAAGAAGAGAAGAGATACGTATTTGCCAGCGTATAGAGTATTCATCGAAAGAACCTACTAATAAAGAATGTCATAAAACCACCAACTAGAGAAGCGATGGTCATACCCATCCAGAAACCACCTTTAGATTTGTTAGCTAACTCTAAAAGACATTTAACGTCTTTACGTAAGTCAGAAACTTCAACCTGTAGGGCCTCAACTTGACCTTCTAGCTTACCAAACTCACGAGCTGAAACCTCATCCATTACTCCACCTCTGGTGTAGTTGTTTCAGTCTTCTTAGATGGACGACCAACGGGCTTCTTAGCTGGCTCTTCAGTAGCTTCCTCAACCACTGGCTCGTAGTCAGGGTGACCCTTCATGGAGTCAATGTCAACTTGGTGTTCAAAAGTAACTGTTTGCCCACTAATAAGGCATCGAAAAGTTGCTGTCATATTGTCTATCCGTGTTTAGTAGATACATCAAAGGGAACCCCTTGTGAGGATTCCCTTCAATCTAGCTATTAAGCTGGAACAGCCAATGCCACAGAAGCGTAGTCACGCAACTCAGCAACGCCGTACAGAGTGTCAGCAGTGAACAGAGTACCGAGGTATTCTTGTTTGTACTGAGTCTGTGAACGGATACCTTGTTGTTCAACCAAGATGTAAGCATCACGTTGACCCATCAAAGCGATACGGTCAGTTTGAGTGTTACCGTAGGCAGTGTCAGCGTTGGTAGACACGTACACTTTAACGCCGTACACATCACCAATTTCACCATTACGGATAGTGTTGTTACCACCTTGTTCGCCCACGAAAGCTTGTTCAGTGAAACGAGCCAAGCCCATCAGAGTGTTACGGCTCGATGGAGGAACGATCAAGAAACGACCGTCCATAGGCACATCGTTGTCATCCAAACGCTGGATAGAACGACGGATAGCAGCATCAGTCAAGGCAGCAGCGTTAGAACTAGTGCTGTTGTACACTGTAGTACCGTTAGAACCGATGAAGGCGTTAGTGGCAGTGTTAGATGTAGCGTAGTCGTTAGTACCGACAGTACCGCCGTTAGATGCACGACCCAAGCGAACCAGATCGGTATCAACTTGTTTAGCCAAAGCGTAACCAGCGTCATCTGTGTAGAAAGAACGGAGGCTAGACAAAGCTTGTGCTTCAACGATGTCTTCGATCAAGCGGCTATATTCGTAGTGCTTGTTAATAGACACAACAACTTCTGATTCTGTAGCAGCGATCAGAGTAACTTGAGTAGATGCTGACTTAGCAGAAGCAGAACCACGGGTAGGGCTAGGAATGTGAACGGTGTCACCTTTCTTGCCTTTGAAGTTCATCTTCTTGATGAGGTTAGCAGCGACCAAGTTGCGCTTATATGCAGCTACGATTTCATCAGACCAAATTGCTGGTACAAACGTTGCTGCGGTGGTTTTGGTTACGTGATTGGTTCCGAGACCCATTTTAAATACTCCTAAAGATTAAACAAATTATATTAACGAACCCGACCTTCAGCATATGCAGCCATGATTTCAGGTTCCAAAGCTTCATAACGATCAGGATCATTCATTCTCAGCCGAATAAGGTCGGCCCTTCGATAAACTCGCTTCGATGATTCACCAGTACCCCCTGTATCGACAGAGGCAGCTTTTAAGTTCTGCTTCAATGTCTCTTTACCTTGGGTCTCTACCTGTTGCGTCTTAATTTGTTTAAGTTGCTTATAGGTAGACAACAATTCATTTGCGCTATCGTAATCAAACTCAGCATCGGCTTTAGCGTACAACTGAGTGCGAACGGGAGATTGTTTTACCCACTCCGCAAACTCAGGATCTTGGACAATATTACCGAAGTCCGGATGATTCTGACTTAGCTTCTGTTGAATTTGCATCTTCTTAAATTCTTGAGCACTTTGTCGTGCAGCGAGAACATCTGGATGCTTGTCAATAGAATTACGAATTGCCTTCTGAGGATCTTCAAAGAAGTCAATTTCAGGCTCTACTTCAGTAGCAGCAGCTTTACTTGAGAGACTCTGTTTCAACAATTCATCAGCAAGTTTACGAACCTCGCCAACTTCTTGTGCCTGTTTACCAATTAACTTTTCAGCCTCTTGGTGCATCCGAATGATCTCTTGTGCTGACTTCCCTTTGTATTTCTCAGGAATTGTGTCTTCACTAACGTGATCTTCTTCAATCTTGGGCGGTGCGGTGAGTTGTTCAACTACGTCGAGTTCACCTAGAGTACTATCTTCTGTATCGTCTACTAACATACTAATTCCTTCTCCTGCCACACGTATAAAATGTATGGTTCTAGGACACTATATTTAAAATAAACCCGGTATTTCTACTTATGAGTTCTGCTTACGTTCTACGGCAAGCTTTTCAGCTCGCTTTCGTTCCCATGAGTCATAAGCTGTCGGAAAAGAGCCTGTCCAGCCTTCTAACTTCATAGTAGGTGCACTCAGTACCCTCTTTGAATCAGAGCCACATTCCCTACAGGGAGTTGCGTGACATTCCGAGTCTACAAAAGCATCAGTGCGATGACCATTCTCACAAAGGAATTCAAAGATACGACGAGGCACGTTTAAACCTCCCCTGTCTCTTGCAAATCTTTGTAAGTTTGCTCATAGGCCTCCTTCAGGCCGTACAACCAGTTCAAAATATCCATCTGCCCACGACGAAAGTCTAAAGGGTGTGTTTCCGTGACAGAGGATAGTTTGTCGTAGTTATTCTTCACTTTGAGGATGTCTTCCATGAGATCTTTCCACCCTTGAGTGGACATCATGTCGAAAGCATCATCGTAAAATCTAGATAAATCTTGTACTTCAGAGGATTGTTCCATAATCATGGAGTCCTATATAGTTAATAAGACTGTAATGTATACTAAAAAGTACTCTTTGTCAATACCTTTTTAGACGTTTCACTATAAATATTTTTAATTAAGCATCCGTAGCGCCTTTAAACTCAGGCTTTTGCTTGATGATTGCGTACAGAGCAGCGCGGTCAGCACCAGCAACGTATTCTTCACCAGCGATTTGTACCTTACCTGCGCTCAAAGGCTGTTTACCAGCATCACGGGCTTCTTTGCTTGCATAGCCGTAAAAGGTCACTTCTGTGCCTTGACCTTTAAAATCTTCTTGGACAGCGCCAATGTTCCAATAAGTAGCTTGGATGCCAAAGTCTGTATCGACTGCTTTAATCAATGCCATGATGTTTCCTTTTAGATGTCAGTTGCACCAGCGTATGGTGTGAGGGTTTTAAGAACATTGTAGATTGCAGGGATTAGATCGCCTGACAAGTCTTGGACGTTAATGTAATGAGCGTGTTGAGCAACTGAGGGCCAGCCTTGTTGACGAGCAGCCTCAGTAGCGTGAACTTCCACTTGAACTTGAATCTGGTCTTTAGTACCGAAGAAGTTAGTGATACGGGCGTAGGCTTGGGTCTCAGGCTGTCCGTTTGTGTTGTTGATTGCTGTAATCTTTAATGCCATTTGGAACTCCTTAGTATGTGCATTCTGTGGTTTCGATCTTAGCGACACAACGGATTGTCGTAGAAGCCTGACCTGTGAAAGTGATAGCTAAACCGCCGTTAGTGGTGTCTGCTGTGGCTGTCAAAGCCCAAGTAGCAGCGCCTACGTCTGCGTAAGAGGAAATTACTGTAGGTGTTCCAACAAGAGCTGTTGTACCTACACCAGAGCCACGCTTGATAACGCCTTCAATGTACCAGCCTTTAGTGTTTCCACCACCAGTTACACCAGCAACCACAGTTCCTCTGAAATAATAGGCTGAGTTGTTGGGTAGGATTACTTGGTTGGTTGAACCAGCAGCGGCTGTGTTTGATGCAAGAACAGTTGGTGTTGCGTCTGTTGTTTGACGAGCGATTACCAATATAGCCGTTTGAGATGTCCCCGATACTCCTGTTCCAATTGGATTATCACAAGAAGTTAATGTTGTACTTCCAGTTAAACCCCTTGTTGTTCCATAAGAACCGCTTGCTACAAATGAATTTCCACCGTTTGAAGTATTGTTATATCCGCTTGCTACGGTTGAATATTGACCCGAAGATGTGCCACCAAAACCACCAACAACAGCAGAACAAGTACCTGAAGCGGTATTGCCGCCAATAGAAGAACCATAAGTGCCGCCGCCACCCACAAAAGCACCAATGCCAGAGGCAGTATTCTTAATGCCACCACCAACGAAGCTCCAATCACCACTAGCCACGTTCCTATTCGCAGCAGTACCAGCGTCACCACCACCACCGATGAAACTGTAAGAGCCTGTGGCTTGGTTGTTACCTCCACCTACTACTACTCCGTGAGGAGTGTAGAAGTTAAGTGTTGGAGAACCGCTACCAGATGCGTTTTGGCTAAGAGTTAAAGATGTTCCTGATATGGCGGCAACATAAGTATCTGGGAAGGAAACAATACCTGTACCAGTAACAAGTTGACCTACTTTAATGTTGGCATTTGAACCACTTAAAGTAACTGCGGTTGAACCAGAAGTAACTGTAGTAGTTGCTTGTGTTGTAACAGTACCGTTAAGAGTTCCACTGTTTCCGTAACCACCAGCAATTATGTTGAAGTAACCAGTCGCACTATTTCCATATCCAGACAAAATACCCGCATATCTTTGAGATGCAGCGTTGGCTTGTCCACCAGAAACTGTTGTGTTGTAATTACTTGCAACGTTATAAGCTCCTCCAGATACAACTCCGTTTTGCGCAGACGAAGTATTAGAAAAACCACCAGAAATAACAGAACTTGCACCGCTTGCTATGTTAGTTGGGCCACCTCTTGCTGTCTGCCAATCAACAGCATTAGCACCCCTAGCATTACCACCTGTGGCTGTAGAGTCTGTCTGTTGGGCTTGTAAGGCTCCTGTGCCTTTTGGTTGAAGGACTAGGGGGATGTCTGTGTCTGAGCCTTGAGCTGAAAGACTTGGTGCAGTTGTTGATAGGTTCGACTGTATCTGCAAATAGTTGACTGAAGATGAACCGTTATCAACTAAAACAAGAGCGTTTCGAGCAGTGCCGCCGCCTCTAGTTCTAAAAGTAAGACCTGTAGAACCTTTTGATAAAAAGATTAAACCAGTGTTTGCATCACTACCTTGTGCGCTAATTGTGGAATCGTTACCAGTAGGCGCACCAGTAACCTGTACGTAGTTCACAGCAGAGGCTGTGTGGGAAATGTTGAACTGTTGACTACTGTTTGTATTTGTATAAAAACTAACCCCGCCAGTACCAGCACTAGACAGTTGCAACGTAGTATTTGTTCCGCTTGGATAAATTTGCGGCGTGGAAGCGTTACGAATTGTTACCGCTTGCGGTGTTCCGCTTGTTGCATCATTAAGCAAAAGAACAGAACCAGAAGGCGTTTGGAAGTTTATGGATGTTCCGTTATTTCCATAAATTCCTTTTACAACTGCTGTAGTTCCAACACTTGCATAAGCAGCAGCACCAGAGCCACCACCACCTGAGAAACTTACTGTTGGTTGTTCTACATAGCCACTACCTGCGTTGGTGATGTTTGGAGTACGACAATAAAATGCGTTAAATGTAAGAGTCGCACCTGATCCAGTGCCGCCTGTTACAGATGCGGGGCTTGTTGGCAACGCTGTGTATGCACCATCATAGTTTGATGAAATGCTAGTAATCACGCCGCTTGAAACAGTCAATACTTTATATTGAGCCGCTCCACCAGTACCGCCAACTACGTTAATTGCATCATTGACAGAATATCCTGTGCCACCAGATGTAATAGTCGGAACACCTGATGCACCCATTACAGTTTGCAATACGGCTTGAACCCCACCAGCAGTTGTAGGAGCAGTAATAGACACAGACGGCAAACTTGTATATGAACCACCAGCGTTTGTTTGCGTAATAGCAGTAACAGTACCACCGTTACTAATGTTCACACCGCTTGAACCTGCTGCTAGGTCAATGGCTCCTGTGCCTTTGCTTTGGAATACTTGGGAGATGTTGGAATCGGAACCTTGGGCTGAAAGCGACAAACCTATACCTGATGCAGTTCCACCTGTTTGAAAGTAGTTAACCGCAGAACCGTTTGTCCCAATAAACATCTGGCGTGAATTGTTCATCAAAAGATCAATGCCGCTAGAAGAACCTTTTGCGTTCAAAATCAAACGTGCGTTGGAATCTGAGCCTTGCGATGAAATAGTTGGATGTGAACCAGTAGCAGCACCTGTTACTTGAACATAGTTGACTGCGGAAGATGTGTGAGTTAAGCGAAACTGTTGTGTTGCTAAAGTATCTGTAAAAAATCCAATAGCGCCAGAACCTTTAGATGAAAATTGAAGTTCTACAGCACCGTTTGTTCCTTCGGCTCTTACGCTTGGCGCTTGATATTGAGAGCCATAAATTCCAATTCTGTCAACAGCAGACGCTACGTTGGTAATTCTCAATGATTCATTACCAGAAACACCGCCAAGAATTGT